CTGGGCCACCGCGGCACCACGCTTGTGACCTGCGAGGAGGTCGCCGCCATGGCCGCCGTCCTCGTCCTGTCGGGCGCGCTCCCGCCTGACACCCTGACCCCCAAGCTCCTGCAGAAAGGAACTCCCGATGTCTGAGCATCGCCCGCTGCCCATTCCCGACGGCCGGATCGCCCTCGCTGGCAAGGAATACATGCCCGACGCCAAGGGCAAGCTCGTGCCGGTCGAGCTGATCGACGCGGCCGCGCTCCTCGAGGATGAGACCGTGCGCAAGATCGCGGGCTATGGCATGGCCCTTTCCGAACAGGTCGCCCGGTTCAAAGGGCACACCTTCGAGGACCTCGGCGACTTCGAGGCCATCCTCGCCCAAGAGTACGGGGCCACCAAAGGCGGCGCCAAGGGCAACAAGACCTTCATGAGCTTCGACGGGCTCTTCAAGGTGACGGTGCAGGTCGCCGACCATATCGACTTCGGCCCGCAGTTGCAGATTGCGAAGACGCTGATCGACGAATGCCTGACGGAATGGTCGGCGGAGAGCGGCCCCGAGATCCGCGCCATCGTCACCCGCGCCTTCAACACCGACAAGGCCGGTCAGATCAACCGCTCGGAGATCTTCATGCTCCTGCGCCTCGAGATCGAGGACGCCCGCTGGCAGGAGGCCATGCGCGCGATCCGGGACGCGATGCGGGTGGTGGGGTCGAAGACCTACGTCCGCCTCTACCGCCGCCAGACGCTCGAGAGCGCCTGGGAAGCCGTCACCATCGACCTGGCCAAAGCCTGAGGGAGGAAGCCCGATGTCCAAACAGATCGCCATGATCGAGGCCCCGGTTTACGAGATCGCCGGTACCGACATGCCCCGCGTCCTGCACGAATTCGCAGCCTTCGAGATCTTCGGCGGCTCCTGCCGGGTGCGCACCAATCCCGAGGGCGGGGTCCTGTTCCTGACGCTCGGGCAGCGGGACTTCGCGGTCTCGCTCTTCGACCTCGCCGCGACGGCGGCGCTCGCCATCGAGGGGCACGTCAAGGGCGAGATCCGCGCACGGATCATCGGCTGTCGCGAGGCGCCGCCGACGCCCCGACAGGCCCCCGCTCCGGCCATCCAGCCGGTGCCGCTCAGGGGAGAGGTCGAAGCGGACGGCTTCATCACGCTCTATCCGCGGGGGCGCTGATGTCCGGCGCCCTGATCCGCAAGGTCCATGTGGGCTGTCGCCAGCTCGGTCTCGACACCGAGACCCGGCACGACCTGCAACGCCAGGTGACGGGCAAGGAGAGCCTGTCGGCCATGACCGAGGGTGAGTTGAAGGCGGTGTTGAAGGCCCTTGAGAACCGGGGCTTCAAACCCTCGAAGAAGGGCAAGCACAAGGGCGCCCCGCGCGCCGACCTGCGCTATGCCCACAAACTCTGGACCCTGCTGGGCGAGGCAGGCGCGCTGGATCAGCCGGGGCGCGCGGGGCTCAACGCCTTCATCCGCAAGCGCTTCGGGCGCCACTGGGGCAGCGTGCCCGCCGACATCGACATGCTGCGCGAATGGGCGCAGATCGCCGATCTCATCGACGCCCTGAAAGCCATGTGCCGCCGCGCGGGCGTGGATCTCGAGCGGTGAGCAACCGGCCCCGCCCCCCGGCTCATGTCGAGCCCTATGTCCGCATCCTCGGCTACGAGGGTGCGGTCTCCTTCATTCTGGAGTTTGGCGGCGCCGAAATCTATCTGCCGATGACCCGCACCGCCGCCGCCCGCTCGCCCGTGGCGCAACACCTCGGTGTGGATGCGGTGAGGGCGCTGGCCACCGCGGGCTTGCCTCGCCGTGTACCCACCGCCAAGCCCTGGCTGGCGCGGGTGTTCTGGAGCGACGAGCTGGGAGTGCCCGAGATCGCGCGCAAGCTTCATGTCACGGACGTTACTGTGAGGAAGTGGCTCAGCGAGGCGGCGGGATCGCGGCGGGCGGATGAAAGGCAGCTACCGCTATTCTGAACCAGGGGCCGGGCTGGCGGGCTACGCGGAGCGGGGGAGCGCAGTTCGACCACCTTATTGCCCTGACGGCCCTCAGCGAACATTCGCGCTACGAATGCGTAAGGGCTGAAAACAGCTCATCTAACTCATGCGTTCCTGCATATTAAAAGAATTTGCGTCGCGGCCTTGAACAACAGAGACTCGCTCACCAAATCGGTTGTGCCTGTGGGAATCGGCTCACGGGTTTGGCCGTTGAACTTGTCAACCTCTTTATGGTGACCTGGCAGCACGATGCTGAACAGCATCGCCGCGACCAGATCCAGACAGAATGAGACATCGAGCATAGCTCGGACCTCCACGGTTAGATTATACCACCTCGCGTTTCGAGACCCGTGTCTGCGAGGCGTTCGGAAGTGAGACGCTGAACGTATACGCTGGCAGAAGGTGGCGTGCGTTCGGAGGACGCCCGGCGTAACAACCGGAGCCCAGGGTCAGGGCCAGTCCTCCGAACTCTGCGACGAGGAGGCTCGATGTCGCTCGATTGGTTTAAGTCCAGAGGTTACCGTCATTTCGATCTACCCGTAGGTGAGAAATTCGCCACCAAGGTGATGAACCCGGGCTTCGTGCTTAAGCACTCGTTTCTTCCTCTCCTGCACTACACAAAATCCGAAAAACGCTACAAGAAATGCCCAAAGACCGGCACGCGGACGATCACCTCGAAAGATCGCCCAATCAAGTATGCATCTCACCGGGACGCCTGCATACTTTCGTACTACGCCAGCGAGATGAACAAGTTGCTAGACGTCCATTATGACGCCGCTGGTCTGTCCGACAGCGTGCTGGCCTATCGTGCCCTCGGACGCGGCAACTACGATTTCTCGGCAGACGTGCTTGCTTATGCTAAGAGCCATGCCCCCGTCACGATACTGGCTTTCGACGTCAGCAGCTTCTTCGACAACCTTGACCACACGCTCCTTAAGCGCCGCCTAAAGGCAGTGCTGGGCGTAACGGCGCTCCCCGAACACTGGATGCGTGTGTTTCGGGTGATTACTGCCTTCCACTACGTCGACATGGAAGAACTCAAGGCGAACGCAACCTTCTCCGCCCGGCTCAAGGAAGACAGCCGGGACCGGATAGCCAGTGTCGAAGAACTCAAAGCTAATGGTATCAAGTTTCACCCGAACCCCGAACTGGCAAAGGGATATCGGCGAGGCATCCCTCAGGGCACACCGATCAGCGCAGCCGCGTCAAACCTATACATGATTGACTTCGACGCGGCCGCGCGCGCCTACTGCGACAGCATTGGCGCGCTGTATCGCCGGTATTCGGACGACATATTGGTCATCTGCGACCCTACGCATGCCAAAGTTGCCGAAACAATGATTATGGATCTCATTAGGGCAGAGAAGCTTGAGATATCGCCGCACAAGACCGAAAGGACCGAGTTCACGGGCGCGGGCCCGGGCGCGGTTGGCGGAAAAGCGGCACAATACCTCGGCTTCACCTTGCACGAAACGGGGCCAGCCATTCGAGAAAGCTCGCTCGCGCGCCAGTGGCGGAAGATGAGAAGAGCGATTCGACGTACCCGCAAGATCGCAGAGCGAAACATCGCTTCAGGAAAGTCTACTAAGGCGCACACAAAGCGCCTATATCGGCGCTTCACCCATCTAAAGGTGCGCGACGAAGATGGCCTTCGTATCGTAAGGAATTTTTCCTCCTATGGTCGGCGCAGTGCCGCAGCATTTGGAGGTGACGAGAAGATCTCTCAGCAAATTAAACGCTTTGAACGCGCAGCACTTCGCGAAATTCAGAGGCTTAAGAAACTGTGAGCGGTTGGTGCACCCAGATCGACGTCTCACCCCCATTCCGGTCATTCATTCGAGCCGCGACAAACGACAGCTCTCTACCCCGACCAGCCGTTCTCGTCAGTTGAGGCGACTGCCGCCCTTCGCCCGTGTTTACCTCATTGAACAGCAACCGCCGGGATTGAACAGCAACCACCGGGATCTCGGGTTTGCTGACAGCTGACGCTCCCTCCCCACAAACCGTAGTGCGTATTTGCCCACGGCCTAACGCGCCATCCTGACCTCGAAGTTTCGAGGGGACGGCATGCAAACCAGCGCAAGAGGGATCGCGTTCAACGAGCGCTTTGAAGGCGTCGTCCTGCGCGCCTATCGCTGCCCGGCGGGCAAATGGACGATCGGCGCGGGCCTGACGGCCGCCTCGGGCGTGGTCGATCCGCAGCCCGGCATGGTGATCACCAGGGAGGAAGCCTCGCGCCTGATGGCCGAGGCCCTGCGCCGTAACTACGAGCCCAGCGTTGCGCGGGCCATGCCCGGCGCGAAGCAGCACGAGTTCGACGGCGGCGTCAGCTTTCACTGGAACACCGGAGCGATCACCCGGGCGAGCTGGGTCCCTGCCTGGGCCTCGGGCAATGTCGCCGCGATGCGCAAGCGGCTGGCCCGCTGGAACAAAGGCGGCGGCAAGGTGCTGCCGGGCCTGACCCGCCGCCGAGAGGCGGAGTTCCGGCTCATCGCTTTTGCCGACTACGGGGTGCCCGCGCCGGTACGGACGCCGCGCGGGCTGGCGCGGGTCACGCTCGACCTCTCCCGGGACGAGGTGGCCGCCGCACGCTCGGCGCTTCATGCCCGCGGTTATGCGGTGGGCGACGACACCCGCGGCGTCGCCGAGGCGGCCGTGCGCAAGTTCCAGGCCGACCATGACCTC